AAATAATATATATTTCTACCATATAAATGATGTAAAATAGATGTAAAATATAATAAAAACTCTTTAGTTAGAGTAAGCAGTTCCGGCCATACCAGACATAACACGGAGAACATTGTAGTTCATGGTGTAGATGTTGAGTTGAGAGTTGGAGCTGGAACCACCGATGAAGTTAGTAACATAACCAGAATCGTTGCCATCGTTGTATAAGCCGCATTTGACTTGTAAAGTGGCATTGTCGATACGGGAGAAGTTGCAGGTACCGGAAGGTTGGTGATCTTCAGCCTTGAGGGCAAATGAGTAAACATTGATACCATCAGCAGGGGTGTTAGAGAAGTGTTGGTAAGGTTGGACATAGTTGAAGTAGTTACCATCGCGTTCTTGGAAGCGGTCGTGACCGTTGAGTTGGAGTTTGGCTTCATAGACAACATTGTCAGAACCATCAACGAAGTTACCATAGTTGTGGTAGTTGATGACGCTTTGGGCAAAGAGGCCTAAGACAGTGTAGGCATTGTCAGTGGAAGCAAGAGTACCTCTAAGTTGAGCTAAGGTCATGGAGATATCTTCCATGGTCAAAGTGTTACGGGTAACAATAGAATTGTCGAGTAAGCTTTGAGCAATAGCGGCATCAGTAGTACCAGCAGCAACTTTGGTAAGAAGAGTTGTATTTGTAAGAGCAACAAATCTGACATCAACTTTAGCTAACATAGCAGCAGTAATACCGCCAATAGCAGCAGTAGTTGGTGCGATTAAATCACCAAGAGTTGGGGTAGCAGCAGCATTGAGTGAAATACCGGTACCAGAAGTGTAAGCAAGACCTGAAGCAGCTGCGGCAGCAATAATCTTGGCAAAGCGGTCACGAGCAGCATGCCAATCACCATCAAAAGCGTAGGAAACCCAGTTGTTACGAGTGTAGTGACGTTCTAATTGAGCAGCCCAGATGAGGTATTTGGAAGGATGGTTGAAGTTGAGTCTGTATTTGTTGGATGAACCAGTGAGGGATTCAGAACCAGTGAATTGGAGTTGTTCGATTAAGTATTCGTGGGAAGCTTGAGCGAATCTCTTGCGTTCTTCAGAATCTAAGTAGACATAATCGATTAATAAGTAGCAATCAGACATTGCAGGGAGTTCAGTTTGAGAAGGAGCAGCTGAGGTGTAGTTAACTAAATCAGCAGCTAGACGGAATTCAACAGTAACACGAACATCGTGGTATTGGAGAGCAATAAGTGGGAGAGCAAGACCGTTGTTGCGGTTGAACCAGAATTGGAGAGGAACGTACATTTGGTAAGCACGCTTGACATCAGTTGAAACTTTAGTTAAGTTTTCAATATCACCAATCATCTTGGCATAACCACGAACTTGACCAGATTTGTGGGTAAGTTCGTACCAGATGTTGAGCCAGTCACCGTATTGTTCATCGATCTTGGAGCCACCGATTTCAACTTTGCATTGTTTGACCATGGCATGACCGAGTCTGTTGACATAACCCCAAGGACGAGTAGAATCAGGGGTTCTAGCGTTTAATTTAACAGCAACATACATGTTGGTGATTAAGTCACCATTGCGGTTGATGTTGCAAGTTACAGTGCGACCGAAGTCAGCAGCACCATTCCAAACTTGTTGGATTGGTTCGACAGAGCGTTTGACCCCATAGCTTTCACTACGGGACGGACTATACCTTAAGCTTATTATTGAATGTTTTGGACATTCTAAAGCCCATCTTATTATAGTCTCTGAACCTCTCTCCTAATAATTTTACCCCGGTCTGGAAGAGCGGGATGGGTCTCAAGCTATGCTTGAGCCACGCACCAAAAAATATTACTAGGAGATTTGGCTGCGGATTATCCAATTTCTAACGTTTTTACTATGCCCTAGGTCATTACCCTGAGTTCCTAAAATCATTACTGATAATAGGTAGTATTCCAAAATTCTTGGGAGTTTCCCGCAATTTGAATTTGTTGCCTCATAATTCGCGATTCACGCGATAATAGAGACTAGCCAGTTATATAATGTCATATCATGCATATTAATGATGATGACATTGGTTGATTTTATAATGTTTATCTCCATAAGTATAATCAACCAACTTATAGAGCATCTGACTATTTG